GGACAGTGAACTCATGGCCCCCACCAGCGAGTGGGACCGTGCCGACCGCGAAGGGATCTGTGGGACCGGGGCGCGGGTGTTCTCGATTCCGTCGCAGCGGTTTGCGGCGAGGTTTGAAATGATTGATTGGAGCGACGGGTGAGTCGGTTATATTATTGCTATATAGATGAATACGGCGAACACGAAGTTGATCTTGTTCGCAGCTACGACTTGCCAGAAGAAGAGTATGTGGATGTTCCTCTGTCTATTATTGCTGGCAAAAAAATTAAAAAAACATATAAACCAACGATGATGGTGTGGCGCAAGAAGAACGGGGAAACCGTTGAAGCGCGTTCAACATCACATCACGTATGCATTCGTAGGAGGAAAGTTATCTATGACCGTAAACGAACTTGAAACAGGCAAATTTTACAAACACCGATCGCCCACATACTATGCGTGCCGCGTCCACTCGCCGTCCATTGAGATGCCGGGCGGACTCGGCGTACTCATGGAAAAAGAGGACGGCACGCTGGAGGTGCGCACAAAAAACGTGGCGCATCCGAATGCGTGGGACGAGGTGACGGAACTGGAATGGCAACAGAATTCGGGGATCTAACCATGCCGTGCAGTAAAAAGAAAGCGCGCCGGTCGCCGCCGAAAAAGCGCAAACCGGCCAAGGCGAAGACGAAAAAGAAATGAAGTGTCCGGGGAGCCGCAGCGCCCGCGCACATCCTTCTTTTCCCCTTTTCCTTATTGATAACCTCATATATCAACCCTTAGCGCGGACGTGGCAGCGGTTCCCCGGTTTTTGCCTATAAGGAGAACAGGTGACAGACGTTTCCGACAGTGACATTCTCAAGCGCCCCCATGAGATCGTGGATGCGATGTCGGGCGGGGAGTTGGTGCGACTCACGAAGCAGCGCGAAAGGTTGCTGGGGATGCGGTCCACGTTCTACCTTTGCAAGTACATTTTGCAGTACAACAAGCTGTCGGACGACTTCCACAGAAAGGCGTGTGCGTTCCATGACAAATATATACGTGAAAATCAGTTGCACCTGCATCCTCGCGGAAACTATAAGACCACGATGTTCACAGTGGCTGGGTCCATTCGGCTTATCCTACTTGATCCAGACCTCACCATCCTCATTCGGACAAACACCGAGGACAACGCTAAAGAGTTCATGGGAGAGATCAAGCGACACTTCACCAGCAACGAGAAGTTCCGTGCGCTCTACCCGGAACACGCCATAAACTCGCGCCGACAGGAGGGACCCGCCGACAAGGTGACGACCCCGGCGCGCACCAAGGCGTGGATTCGATCGCCGTCCATTCAGGGGGCCTCGATCTCGCAGCGACTCGTCTCCCGCCACTACCTGCACATCAAGTTCGACGACATCGCCGACCAGGACAACACCGCGACCCCCGACCTGCGCTACAAGACGCGCCAGATCTACAACCAGTCGCTTTCGTTGTGCGACGGCCTGACTCCCGGCAAGCTACCGTGGCATCATGTGGTGGGTACGCGCTGGCACCTCGACGACGTGTACCACCACCTGATCGAAGTGGATCGTGACAAAGAGATCTTCAAAAAACTGATCACCTCGTCCTACTACACCGTCCTCGACCCGCAGACCGGCGCAGAACAAAAGAAACTGCTGTTCCCGGAAGAGTTTAGCTGGGAACGCCTCGAATATATCCGGGAGACGTACGAGCGGGACGGCTCCAACCTGTTTGCCTGTCTTTACTTAAACGATCCAGTTCCCGGCGACGAAGCCTCCATGAACCCTCGCTATCTTCAGTATTTCAACCCCGAGTCCGACGAGTTCAAGCAAAAGAAGCATCTGACGCACATCATCACCGTAGACCCCTCCCCAGCGGAGTCACCCGCGGAGGGAGATCCGGGAGTCGTCACCGCGGCCTCCATGGACGAGAACAAGAACATCTACATCCGGGAGGTGCGCCGCGGCTGGTGGAAGTTGCATGAGACGGTGGAGGTGATTGTGGATGTCTACCAGCGGTATCGTCCATATCGTATTGGTATAGAAGCAGTTGCGTTCCAAAAGTGGCTGGGCCAGGAGCTCAAGTTTGCTCTCATGGAGAAAGGCATCCATGCCGATGTGTTCGAGATCAAGCGCGACCCGCGCCAAACCAAACCCGAACGCCAGAAAAAACTCCTCTTTCCCTTAAGGGCGGGCAGGCTGCACGTTCGCGTGGATGAACCCGAAATGCGCAACATCAAGATCGAGTTGCGGGGCTACCCTAAAGGCAGGTTTGACGACATCTTAGACACGTTCACCGATGTCGTGGAGTATTTGGAACCGCCGTTTGTGTCGCGCAACGAAAACCCCCATAGCTTCCGAATGCCACCCATCCAACAACCCAAAGGCGTGAACTTCCAGACAGGCCGCACCTTTCGCGCCGTTTGATCCGCTTTGTAATCCGGTTTCAGGAAGAAAGCGATCCGGAATCGGTGGTGTTTTCAAGTAGGGGATCTTTATATAACAACAACTTACGTCGGAATTTCGATCCGGGTTTTTGGCATTTTCGATTCCGAAACCTGACCGAAACCGACCGAAACCTGACCGAAAACGCCCCGCATTTCTCCCCCAACTGCGAAAAAAGTGCGAAAAAAGTGCGAAATAAGTGCGAATTAGGACGGCAACTATGGACCCACATTGATATCTGTGCCGCCAGATGGCACAAACCTTTTCCAAAAAAGCACTTGCATCCGTTTAGATCCACCTGTACAGTCGCACCCGAACAGAACCCAAAATTGACTTAAGTCAAAACAAGAGGTAGACAAGCCTATGGCAAGACGCAAACAGATTTTGCCAGACGATGACATCGCTCGGATCATATCGGACGATGTTATTTGGTCGTCGCGTTTCCGCACCGACTACGAGACGAAATGGCTGCGCTTTTTCACCCTCTACAAAAACTACATCGACAAGGCAACCTATCCCTTCGAAGCAAACCTCGCTATCCCCACCGCATTCACCATCGTAGCAGTTCAGAAAGCATTCCTGTTGGATATGTTGTTCGAGGGCGGGTCGTTCGTGGAGGTGCTGGGCAAAACCCCGGAAGGACAGGCGCAAGCCAAAGCCGTGCGCGAACTCCTCGACTACCACTTCCGAAACAGCTTCGAGATCTTCGAAGATATGGACAAGTACATGACCCAACTTCTCATGTACGGTACGTCCATCTACAAGGTTTTCTGGAAGTACGAACAGGGGTTCAAGACGCGCAACGTTCCCGTCTACGACGACGAAGGGGTCATGACCGGCTATCGCGGCGTCCTCAACGCGGAGATCATGGAGAACAAACCGTCCGGGTACACCGTGGACCTGTTCAACTTCGGCGTGGACCCGAACGCGACCTCGATCGCCGACGCGCGATATGTGTACGAGGATATGTGGCTGGACCCCATCAAGCTGCGCGAACTCGAACAGCAGAACATCGGCTTCCGCAACATCGATGAAGCCGTTCGAACCGCGTCCAACACCAACCGGGGTATGACCGACCGCTTCAACGAAATAAACATCCCCGCCTACCAGACGCCTTCGGACGACGCCAACGGAATGGAACGGCGAGGCAAGGTGCATGTGGTGGACTACTGGGGCTACCTCGTCAAAGGACAGAAGCATGGCGAAGTCGAGAAAAGCGCCTACGAACAACTCTACCATGTCATGGCGGCACTTCCTGGATCGATGGGTATTGGTAACAACAACACCGGATACAACGATCCCATCATCATCTTCGCCGAACCATCCCCGTTCCACCACAACAGAATGCCGTTCGTGGACAGCCGGATCAACGCCACCATCGGAGAATTCTACGGGACCGGCGACCTCGAATACTGTGAGTCCCTGCTGCACGAACAACGGGACATCCGAAACGTAGAACTCGATAACCTGACCATGACCATCAACAAGATGTTCAAGGTTAACCGCGCAGGCGGCGTGGATACCTCGGAACTGGTGTGGCGACCGGGCGGTATCGTCCATGTCAACCACCCCGACGACGTGACCGTGTTGGAGTCCGCGCACATTCCGCCAGAGAGTTTCCGCGCCCAAGAAGATATCCGGCGCGACGTGGAACTGGTGACCGGCGTCTCCGACTTCACCGTTGGACAATACCGATCCTCCACCGGATTCAACGACACCGCAACGGGTATCTCTCTTATACAGGAGGTCGCCCTCAAGCGCATCGGGCACAAAGGCCAAGTGTGCCAGCGCGCTGTTCGGAACATCGCCCAAATTGTTTTCTCCCTTATAGGCCAGTATATGCCGTGGGACCAGACCGTTCGGGTTCTGGACCGCCAAAGCGCCACACAGATACGGTTCCTGGACGTGTCGGCGGACGCTCTCCAGCATATGTACGACTTCCATATCGTGAATACCCCGTCTCTTGGCGGCAAACCGCAACGCATCAACCAAATGTTGCAACTGTATCAGCTTGCCTCGCAGACGAAACAGATAGATCAGAACTTCACGTTCGACTTCAACCTGTTCACAAGGCGTGTCATCGACGAGATGGACGTTCCAAACTCTGAGGAGTTCTTCGGCTTCGAGAACTTCCAGCGGCCGCTGCCGGAAGGACTCGGCGCACCCGCACCTGAACAACTGATTCCGCCCGACGAGGAAAACGCGATCATGATCTCTCGCCAGGAATGGGTGACGCCCAAGATGGAAGAGAATCACCCGCACCACATGATCGTCCACCTCGAAGCGTATGACAACCTGGAACCCACACACCCCGCACGCAGCCTCTTACAGAAGCACTACGAGGCGCACGCAAACATGAAACAGCAAACGCGCGACATCATGGCAGAGGCGATCGCAACGCAGGCGGCAGTGACGGGTACGCAGGTGGCACAAGGACAGCTTGAAGCAAAACAGGCGGGCGGCGGCAGCCCGCAACGACAGAAACTCGGAAAAACAACAGGCGGCAACACGAAGAGTCCAACAGGCGCAGGCGGCATGGAAGATATCACACGCGCCATGGGCTTGATGATGGGAGGCAATGCAGGACGATGACGCACCAAACAAGAGATGCGGCAAAACAAGGAAACGTTCAGAAAACATTCGTGCCGAAACAGCCGAACGAAAACTTCAAAAAAGTGGGGCGCGACCAGCTTGAACGATGGGTCGGCTTCATGAACACCGAACTCTACAGACAACTAACAGGGCTGTTTCGCGCACAACAGGCAAGCTACCTCACCTTAATGGTGAACCCCGACGCCCTGAAGAAAAACGCCGAACAGGGGCGGGGGCTTCAATACTACCAAGGCGCATATAACGAAGACCTGCTATTCAGTCGATTTTTTGAGAGTGTGAAAAATGAGTTTGAACGTAGGGTTGCAGCAGAAAGCGATTCTTCCGCTACTTGATATGGACAGCCCAATGGTGCCACGGCCAAGCGCCAAGGACGGCATGTCGCAGGCGGACTTTGACTTCATGGCTTCGCTTCTGCGCGACCTGTCTCGCTGGATGTCGGCAAAAAAGAAACCCGCAACCGGAGAGAAAGAAAACGCGCAATTTCCCACAAATCCAGACCAGATCTGGAGAGGAGATCTCTCGCCGCGTGATCCGTACGATCCGATGGGAAACTTCATTGCAAAAATAGGCGAGGCATAACCCTAAAAGGAGAATGATATGACAGAAGATCAAACGGGCACCGGACAAATGGACGTGGCGGCACCGACCCAACCTGCGGCGGCACCGACCCATGCTGTGGAGTGGTGTGCGATGACGACGACCCGTGCACGGTTGATTCCTGCAGCGGCGGTTCCTGCGAGTTCGCCGCGCTAGATTGCGACGACGGTGACGATTGCACGGTGGACGAGTGTGTCGATGGCGGTTGTGCCAACGAGACGATCGAGTGTGACGATGCAGACGCGTGTACCGAAAACGACGTGTGCGGCGCG